TGCAGTCGTTTGGATTTACTCTCCCAGGAGACGTCACAATAAACTATACCAACATGGTAACAACTGCTGAAAAGGAAATGGCAGATGTTGTCACGATGATGAAGGGAGAAAATACGACAGATTGGCTTTACTTGGCGCATTATTAATCACATGTCACCGAAGAGAAACAAAATATCGACCCTAGGCAGTGCAAATAAGATACACCGCCAGAAACTCAATCGATTGGACAAGATCGCAGTGTGGATCACCAATCATGTTGGATCCATGGGATTTTTTCTTATTATTTTTACCTGGACCGTCTGCTGGTTAAGCTGGAACACCTTTGCTCCAATTAACTTAAGATTTGATACCTATCCAGGATTTATCTTATGGCTCTTTATTTCAAACATGATCCAGATCTTTCTTATGCCTCTCATCATGATCGGTCAGAACGTGCAGTCAGCCCATGCTGAGACTACTGCCGAAGCCGATTACCGAGTGAGCGTGCTGACTGAAGGACTTATTGAAGAGCTAAACCAGAAAGCGGATCGACAGGAGGAACTTTTACACGAGATCATACAAAAAATAGAAAGAGAAAAATCGTAATAAATAAAGTATATGGCACAATTACGTGATTTCTACCTAGGCAATACCGCAGATCCAGGATACGATCCAAATAGACTTGAAGTTTACGATGATCTTGAGGAGACCTTGCAACAGACCAAGATGACGCTTTTCACCAATAAAGGCGAAGTTCTTGGAGAATATGATTTTGGATTACAGGTAGAAAAGTACCTTTTTGAATTTACTATAGATCCGTTCTCCCTTTCAAAGGAGGCAAGCGGACAAATCAATAAATACGTAGGTAGCGCTAGAAAAAGAGCGATCACCGTAAATCCTGCAAGTTATGCAGATTCCAAATCAAACAGGGAGATATTTGTCCTATTGATAGACATCCCTGAATTGACCTCTCCCCTTTCTATTTTTTACGATTAAAGTTGACCTGCGCCTTTTACTTCTCCGCCAGCTAGGGTTTCTTCACCCGCAGCTGGAGTTTCTGCAGGTCTAGCTGCTGGCGCGCCGCCTCCACCTGGAGGAGGAGCTGCCGCACCAGCATCACCGTGTTCAACTGGCTCGTCTTTAAATTCCAACCATTTCTTGTTAGACTCAATCTCGTCCTCATTGAGTTTTAGAGTTTTTCTTACAAGGTATTCAGTAGAGTAGTAAGGGGTTCCGTCATCATTCATAATGCCTTTCTTAGCAGTAAATGCAGCGATACGCTTAGCTTCAAGCTCGTTTTCTTTCATCTCTTCAAACACGTTATCGTTGTTGTAGTTTATACCCACAGCATTTTTAAACTTGTAGTCATCAGAGATCTCTGGAAAATCAAGATACATTTGTAACCTTACTGGTTTATTGATGAGTTCTGAGAATGCAGAACGAAGACGCTTTATAAATTTCTGGTAACGAATCTCCTCTCGGCTAATACCTTCAGCGTTTAGGGTAAATGCACCCATACCACTTTGTCCTTCCCAACGGGAATAAGGTATCTTGGAGTCCATTTTCAGCTTCTTATAGAAGTAGTTAAGCAACTCAGAACCAGAAAGGTTTGGTCCAGGGATCTGCATAGGTTCGATCTTAACGGCCTGATTCTGATCGTTCACCGGAACAACATAGTTCTTATAGAACATCATGTTAGGATTACCCTGAACAGAAAGCTCGCCGGTGTCTCCATTGAAGTAGATGTCCTCCTTCAGCAAGTTGAGAAACTCGCGAACGTCCTCCTGTGCTTTCTGCATGCTCTTGGTTCCGGTAGGAACTGTTGTCGTAAGTCGAATAGGCGCATTCATTACGTGCCAAATAACTTTACTGTGCTCGATGATTCGCATCAGGTTGAAAGAACGAATGAGACGTTCTACGAAAGATACCCTCTTGGTCTTAAAGTGATTTGCATATGAGATGTAGATCACCTGTGAGTCGTTAAGTATTCTAGTGCCGCCGGTCGTTGGATCGAACTGCAACCACTGGAGGAACAGCTTGCCCTTTGCGTCCTTTTGAAGTTGTGGAGCAACGCTTGCTGGGTCCATCTCCTTGAAGCCGATGATCTCGGTTGGTTTTTCCAAATTGTCGTAGATGATCTCAAAGGCAAGGTGACCCTCTATCAGGAACTGAAAGGCATACTGCCAAGCGGAAATACCCTCGCCGAATCCCCAAGCATTGTAGATCTTTTCAAAGTTGTCGTGGTACTTGGAAACTACTCTATCTTGAAAGTTCAAACGCTCGTCCTTCGTGCTTCCGCGATACATTATCTTACCGGTAAGATCCCTAGAGTAGCAAAATCGGTTTTCCTCGTCGTACACGATCATGTCGTCAACGATCGTCTCCAAGATAAACTCGATCTCACCGTTTGCGGCAACGTCCCTTAGCCTCTCCCTCTTTACTGCGTAATCTAACTGGAAGAAAGCAATGGCTTTAGTTCTCAACTGAGAGGTAGTGTCGGCGATCGCCATCGAAAAACGAAGCAGATCGTTATCACTGCTGATCTTATTAGACCTGGTCATTAGCTGGCTTTCGATAAAACCAATCGCTTGCGAATTTTTAAGGAGCAAGTCCTCGTACTTGGTACCGAACTTACTTAATCCTTCAAGAGCGCTTCCAGCTCTGCCTTTTTTTACGTCCAAAAATCCTGCCATAGTTATGTAAATGTATTTGTTATAAAGTCTTCGTAGATCTCTTGCAAGTTGATAGTTTCAGGAAAGAGACCCATACTAGTAAACCTGGGTTTTATTAGCTTGCCAAAGTTATCCCAGTCTATCAAACGGGCTTCAGCAATTAGGTCCATGTTATATTTATTTATCGCGTAGTTAAAGTTATTAGCTCCAACAAGTCTGGCAAGTAAGCCAGGAGGAATCATGTAGAACCTCAAATCAAGAGTCCTGCGCTCTTCGAGTGGAATGAGCTTGCCGTCGCGGTAGAGATTAGTGAGCCCGCTTGACATCGCAAAAGCGTAATAGGCTTCAAGTATCTTGGCTGCAGCTTGCGGTGGGATCACCTTAAGGTTAAGAATTAGAGCAGTCTCCTTCCAGTTGTCGTGGTATAGCATGAGTCCCAAAGGATAGAGATCGTAATAGGGTTTACCATCGCTGATTATCGGCACGACCCTCTCATTAAGGTCTACGACTGGACTCACCGCTTTTAACTGATAAAATCTACCGGGCAAGACTTGTGGCCGGGTCTGAACGATACCCTTGTCCATCGCTACTTGGTATAGTGTAGAGGTACCGTTATTCTTTTCTATTTTATCAAAGGTTAGCACTAATATTTAGTCTTTAGCTATTTTACACATTCTTAAAGAGAAAGTTCTCTGTAATGATGCCAAATCGCATATCATTTTTTGCAGCGTAAGCTTTTGCTGCGTCAAACTTGGCACTGTTTACTATAAATGCCTTTGCGTGTCGAGCGTAGTTTAGGGTCTGCTTCTCGGTCAGTCGCTTTGGGGATTCAGGCGGAGTCAAATACTTGTTTGGTTTTATTTCAATAAGCCATTTGGTGGCAGTGCCGTCCTGGTTTAGGGTCTTGATGTAACAGTCAATCCAGTAAGTGCTTTCCTTCTTTAGGATGGGATTGTAGTATTTGATTCCGACGGGTTCTGACGAGTACTCTACTATTCTGGGATCACCATCGCACGAGTTTAAGAACTTAAATTCCCAACTTGATCTGTATATGATCTTGGCAAGATCGCCTCGATACTTTTCCGGATTCTTAGGAGTAAAGTAACCCTGCTGAACTCGGCCGTTCTGAGGTTTTAAAAAATCGTGGATGTTACGTTCCTTCTTCATATTATTATATATCCAAAATAAAAAAGGAGCCCGCTGGGCTCCTTCTATAGTTAGGATGATACTCTATTATCCGATATGCTCTTCTATAAACTGGTCAGCCTCTTCTGGTCCTAGTTTACCAGACTCGACTAGCTTTAGTATGAGAGCTGCAAATGCAAGCTTTTCTGGAACGGTCTCTTCGTCCATCTCAATGTCGTTGTTTTCAAAGGACTTGAGCAGGTCTTCATATGATTCTTTAGCAGCAGCTTCAACCTCTTCTTCAGATCCAACAAGTTCAACGAGTTTGTCGAGTGCAGCCTCATCAAAGTTTAGTTCAGGTTCAGTAGGATTTGTGCCCATTGAATAGGTGTGACCGTATTCGTTTATCGTCATCAGCTTGATCATTTCAATTTAGTTTTTATTATTTATCACCAGTCACCGAGCGCCCAGTCTGTAATATCTTCTGGAAAGTTTGGATTTTCTTCCGCTGCTTCACGGACGATTGAGTCCGGATCGCTTGCCAACTGGACTAGGATCTCCTTTGGAGTGTTCGGGTTATTGGCTACGCCCTGTCTCACTTCATCGTCTTCATCCCCTGCAAGCTGGACTAGAGTTTCAGCTGGCGTGTTTGGGTTCCCGGCGACTCCTGATCGTACCGTCCAGTCAGGGTCTGACGCTAACTCTTGTAGAGTCTCAGCTGGAGAGTTTGGGTTCTCAGCAAGGTCAATTCTATCACGGACTGAAAGTTCAGTCGACTCTAGTAGGAATAGAGGATATGACTTGACGTGTAGCATATGATTTTATTTATCACACGGATAAAATATCAAAAGCTGAGACTGAAAAGTATTGATTTACAAAGTCATTGAATTTACTAAAGGAGAGGGCAGGATCACGCAAGATCAGGAATCTAAAAAGATCATTAACGTCCTTTATTGATTTGATCTCTTTGCTTGAACTTGGATATTTGTTCTTTAGATCCTGTAAAACTGTGCCCCATAAAAATACACGATAGCCTTTGGTCAGAAATGCGATTGACTGCTCACGGCCGGCCTTGTCGTTATCAAAGAAGATTAGGGCCTTTTCCTTGGATATGAGGTTCTCCATTAGAGCCTTGCTCTTGGTTACCCCAGTGGTCGCGATAGAATTGCTGAGGAACATTGAATCGATCTGACCCTCGACTATAATAATGGGCTTGGAAAAATCAACGTTAAGTATGTTGAAGTAGTTGTTGATCTGGTCGACTTCTGCAATAAATTCGTCTAATAGTTCCCGAGCTAGCCCGTTTCGCTTGAGCTCAGAATAACCCTTGATATTGTATTTTGGACCGGGCGCAGAGTCGTCTATTTTTCGTATCGCAAAACCCAATACTCGGCCCGATCTTATGTCGAGGTTGAATATGTAGACTTTGTCTTGCCTAGAATCGTAGTAACAACACTTTTCAAATATCGGTAACCGATTGATCTTGCGCTTTTCGACAAATCGACCGATTGGACTTTCTGGTTCAGCTTCCGAGCATGGGACCAGAGAAAATCGTGAAACGATATCCTTTAGTAGCAAGAGGCTTCGTCCGACCTCTCGATTTATTAGGAACTCAATAAGGAAGCCCTTCTTTTTTACGGATACTTCGGGCTTGAACTCTACCCTTTTGGGAGCAATCGACGGTACTGTGAGATTGTACTTTTCGGCAAAGTAGGCGACGAATTTATCGAGCCTGACCCACACCATGCAGCCGTCATTGTAGCACTTGTATGTCTGGGTCTTGAGGTAAAGGTTACCTCTCTTTTTGTTTGGATCCCTGGCCGAGTCTCCACAGTATGGGCAGGCAAAATTTATCTTGTCGGAGTCCGACTCATATATCTCCTGCTTGAGCGGATCGTTTGGAAACCTCTTAGTTAACACAGACTTACAAAACTTAAGCACCGATTCGTCTGTGTCTAGGTTAAAATTACTCATCGTCAGAGTCATCATCTTCTTCCTCCATTTGTAGTGCTAGTTTCTCTTTCTTCTTGTTCTTCTGTTTAAGATACTTTTCTAGCTCAAACTTGGGAACGATTACAGAGTTTAGCCCGTATTTTGTAATAGTCGCGAGATATTCCGGAAAGTCAGTCTCACTGATGTCGGCGTCAGGATTTCCAATAATCTTCCAGAATTTTTGAGGAGTCTCAATGTATTCAAGAGTATCTTCGTCCACGACATAGAGCGGAAACAACTGGTCGTCAGTCAGTTCTTTCTTGGATTTGACCTTGACGACCTCGACATTTCTCTTAAGAGTTATGTCGATTGAGCTGATCTTCATTGCTGTAAGAATTCGGTTGATTGGTTCGACGATCAAAACAAAGAACTGGTAGTTCTTATCGATCGGTGGCGCGACTTCAGTCGGAAAGTTTTCTGGGGCGTATGCGAATACGTCAAAACCATACTCGTTTTCAGGAGCACAGTGGTAGAACTTGATCTTTTCCTTCTCCCGGATCGGGGTGTACTTTTTATTGAGTCCAGTCTTTAGTAAGAGGTGGTTGTAGTAGGAAGCAGCTCGACCGTAGATTGGAATACCCTTCTTTAGTTTTAGGGTCTCTTCGTCTTCAACATATTTATTGTAGACAGTCACCTTAAAGTTGAAAGCTACCTCGTTTATGCTTAGCTTCTCAAAATCTTCACGAAGCTTCTTTATTTTTGGAATTAGGTCCTCTTCGAGGTTTAGAGTCTTTCCTATTTCTAGCATGAAACTAGTTAGCTTCTTTAGGTTTTCTCGAGCCCAGTCAGGATAGGACGATTTCACGGGCTCAAGTCCCTTGATTATGAGAAACCGCTTCTCTTTTGGAATGAGTTCCATGTTAGGATTGGGCTCATATGCAACCTGGATGGCATAGTTCTTCTTCTTTAGCCAAATACCGTATTCGGAAAGGTTCTCAAGCTTAAACTTGAGTCGATTTTTCGTATTAAAGATCTTGCCGTACTTTTCAAAGCACTGGTCAAAGTACTTGGAAAGCCTAAAGTTATCGATCGCAACACACATCTTTAAAGCCTCTTCTCGGGTAAACTCGGCACCTTGGATAGAGCTTATTGCCGAATCGAACTGCACATAAATAGAGTCAGTGTCAGTATAGATCGCAGCTTCTGCCTCGATCTTGGATATTTTATACTGGTCGATTCCCAAAAGAGCGTGCAGTTCAGTGTCAAGGTGCCACTTTTCTTGAAAGTAGTGGTTTACTGCTCGTATGCTGAATTTGATGAGATCTTGGCCCTGTAGAGTGATCGACTGGGCTATGTCTGGGTTGTAAAAGTAGAACCACTTGTTTCCAAAAGCTCCATAAATAGAGTTAATAAGGATCTTAATCGCATTTTGCTTGAGGTCTAGCTTTTTTATCTGTTTTGACTTATCTTCCATGAATGGTTATACTTTAAAGATTGGCGAGAGTTCCTATATATCTTCATATTTAGGACTGATTTTAATTCAATTAAATTTAAAAATTATATGAGAGATCCCTTGGGACAGAGTGATCCACTTTTACTAATAATACACAATATTTGGGCAAATTTAAGTTTGAATTTTATTTTCTAAGAGAAACGGTGAAAACGTGTCAAACCATTACAGGATAAATAATAAAAAGGAGTTTGGAATGAGTGAAGAAGATTCACTAGATGAAACTTCAGAGGTGTCGGAGGTACTTCCCTTCATGGAATCCTTCCCATTCGATGAATATGAGATCGTGGTCGAAGATCAAGACGAGACTCGTACTGCCGACCTTGGAATCACGCCAATACTCATCACTGCACTTGGAAAACTAGAGCTGGAAAAAAGAGTCCACTTTCTCTATGCTGAGAAAGGATCGAAAATGATGGTCAGCTTCTTTGTGGAAGATCTTAAATACATTTACGAAAACCAGGGAAAGATTGAA